AAGCCTGCTGATAAGCCCTATCTTGTTCTGATCCAGCCTGTTGCATAGCCATTAAGCCAGCTTGATTCTGTGCTTCAGCTTGTGCCTTAGCCATAGCTAACTGTTCAGGAGTACCACCGTATTGAGCTGTCTGAATACCACCACGACCCTGTGCCTGCAAACGCTCTTCTAAAGCAAGACGTTGTCTCTCTTCTTCTGGAGTCTGCATTGACCGGAGCTGGTTGTAGATATCCTGCTGTCTTCCAACTTGATTCATAGAACCTAAACCAGCAGCAGACTGACCAGCCAAACCGGCGTACTGAGAACGTAGAGCTTCAATGTCTTGAGGAGCAGACAGACTTTGTAGACCTTGTTGTCCACCCATTAGAGCTTGCTGTGTTATTCCTTCTAAGCCGGTAGGTTGTCCGTACTGTCCTGCTTGCTGTCCAAACATATTACTAAAAACACTTCTCTGTGCTTGCATTCGAGGGTCTATTTGTCCAACTTGCCCCAGAAAGCCTTGAGCTTGCCCGTAAGCCTGATTAGCCATCTGTCCGTACATTGGGTTAGCTGGTTGCCCTATCTGTGCTGAGAGGTTACCAGCAGCCCCAAACATGTTGTTCTGTATGGCTTGTTGTTGAGGACTGAGCTGCATACCGAAGCCACCTTCGGGTGTAGTAGTTAGACTGCCTGTTCCTCCGGTTACCGTAAACGGTTTAAACTGAGCCATTCCAGCGGCTGTACCACCAACTTGAGCAGCACCTGTCTGAGCAGCACTACCAGCATCTAAAAGTGCTTGCCTTGATTTCTCAATGCCTGTAATCTGTGCGCCTGTAGATAGTAAATTATCAAGAAAACCCATTAGTATGTACCTCCGGTAATTGTACCGGCAGTAAGTGTACCAGTGACTGTTACTGTTGATGCTGTTACCGTACCTGTAAAGGTAGGACTAGCAATGTTGGCTTTGCTGTTGTTGGATGCTTGAATATTATCAAACTCAACCCCAAACTCACTGCCTTTAATAATCTTCAACGGGTTGCCAGTAACTAAAGCATCCTTAGAAGCAAAGTCCGTTGTCTTAGTATAATTTGACATTTATAACATCCTTCCTATTAGTGCTTGTATATTCATTTCTTGTAGAGAGATTGGAACACCACTTACGGTGACTGTTAATCCTAAAGTAACTACATTGCCACTACCTGATGGCCTGACTTTCTTCCTGTCTAAAATAATAGAGGCTCCATATTCAGATGTAGGTACATTAAATTCAGCTACGTTGAACTCAGCGAGTAAAGAGTTTTTTAGAGTTATGACTTCTTTTGTGTATGCTTGTGTGTAGTCGTAGCCCCAGTTAACTGTTACCTTAGTATTCTGACCACCGATGAATGTCAAGTCTAATTCTTTAAGTATCTTTAATCTTGATGAGTCACCAAAGTCAAGAGGATTGGTAAAGTAATTTACTTGATACGGTGATGTAACATCTAGATAACCTGAGTAAGTATTGATACCATCTATATTTCCCATATAGAGAATGCCGTCAACTGTTCTAGCAAAAGATCGTAAACTTATTCCTGTCCAAACAGTGGCTCGATGGCTCCCATCTTCTAACGGAGTCCTCATATCAAAACAATAAACAACACTAGAAGAAGGAAAAGAAATTAAGTAAAACGCTTCTTCAGGACTGTATACAGATTTAATTCCGTTTGTTTGTAGGTTAGCTATGTGGAGTAAATCATTACGTACATTCTTACTGATGTCTCTAACTGGAGAAGACTTCTCTTGAATTACTCTTCCTAAACTACGTACACCCTCATTAGACAGGAAGAACAAATCAGTACCTACATTCTGTATACTGTCTCTGTGTTTACATCCTACGTTGGCTATGGTATCCGACAAAACCATATTTGCAGGAGACTCGGCTCCCGAATAAATGACAATAGAAGTCTTACCAAAAATAACTAAAAATCCATTGTGTGCGGCTAATCCTATAACTTCGTCGTAACCTGTAGGCCAAACTTTAGATAAACTTAAAGAGCCTGTACTTCCCCCTGACCACTTAGTTCCATCTAAAAGATCAGACCAATAAATAGTATTGGGATCACCTTCTACATCTGCTACCCAAAGTCTACCAAAAGCAGCTAATACCTCATTACCTTGTGGAGGTGTTCCTGTACTATGATCATGTTCTTCTACTGTGGTTATAACCCCTTCGTGATCTGCATAAACTAAGGGTTCGTTTCCTTTTTGAAAGAAGTAACAATGATTAGTAAAGTTAACAATTCTCCATTCATTTCCAACTATAGTGGTTCCTACTGGAGTTACGTCTACAAGTGTAGTAGTGCCTGTAAATATTTTATTATTACCTGCTGAAAAAATAGTAGAAACACCAGATTCATTTACAAACTCTGTAATCGTACCTAAACCATTACTTGTACCTAATATTTCTGGATTGGTAGTTAAAAGTTCACGACCTTTACGTGCACCTATTCTACCGTATTGATCTATCACACAGTTATCTGCAATAGACGCAAAAGAATTATCCAAACTCAAGGGAGAGTCTTGTGTATTTAACCCCCTAAAGCCCGGAGCAGCTACTGTTATATTCTGTAGAGGAGAAGACATAACTATATAACCCTAAAGATAAGGTCTTCTGGGTGTCTATTAGCATCTAAAGCAATAGCATCCGAAAGGAAACTATCGGCTATTGCAAAGTATTCGGCAGTGCTTGTTCCACCAGTTTCTCCTCTCTCTCTAGCTGCAAGAGCTACTGCTGCCTGAACAACAGGACGGGAAGGAATAACTAATTGATCTGTGTCTTCAACTAAATCAGGGTTCCTTAAGATACAATTAAAACGTAATGCAAAGACAGCATCTGGAATAGGGTAGATGTCAACTAAAGTATCTCCGTTAGAATCTACACCATTAAAGCTGTAGTAGGTAGGTGAGCCTGTCGTTGGTGTCTCATTTAAGAATACATTGTTCATCCACGTTGATGGGCGATAAGTCATAAAGTTATTAGACGTATCGTTGATTACATCCAACATCTTTATATTATTCTGACTACCAGTTAACGCATAGTTAAAAATATCCTCAGACGTAGTAACCGTCAATGTAGTCCTAAGTGCTGACCAATCGTGTGCATCTTCTACCATACTCTTACTGTCGTTGACGAAGTCTCCAACCATAGCAGAGTATGTAGTTTCATTTACTGAACCTACCTCTGTTATACGCAGCCTTCTGAGAACAGCGTTTACTAATTCTAAATACGTCATATAGCTTGCATCCCTCGTGGGTTGTACTCTAGTGGTTCAAACGGTTTAACTCTTTCGAGTTCTTCCAATTCAAAACCTAAATCAATCTCATCTAATTTTTTGTTGGACATCAAAGAAGCACGTGGAACAGGCTGACCACCACCACTAATGTTAAAGTTTAAAGGGTTCCTACCGCCACTATAATTTACATTGGGCATATTGATATTTGGTAAGTTTACATTAGGGAGGTTAATGTTAGGCATATCAATATCATCTATAAAGTTATCTAGCTGATTGATAGCATCGTAAGTACTGTCTAATACATCATCAACAACGTCTACTACAGGCTCTGTAACGGCTTGTATTACGTTACCAGTGGCTTTAGCTACGTCACCTACAGCTCCTACTACAGGCTTAACTACTCCTCTGTTTATAGCACTGCCAGCCTCTACTATAGGGGCTGCAACAGTCTTAGCTGTTTCAATAAGAGGTTGTGCTGCATCATCTATAGCTGAACCAACAGCCCTTACTGCATCTTCAACAGCAGGCATTGTTTGTTTAATGGGTTGAAGAATAGTAGAGTCAATTGCTCTTCCTACATCTTTAACAACAGTGCCTATTGCTTTAATAAACTCAGGAGTTTCTATACCACCTGTACCTAATCTTGATGATCCACCTTCAGTAATGTATTTACCTACACCTTTAAGAAGAGCATCATCAAAAGCTGTTCCTTTTAAAAGTTCTTTTTCTGTAGTCAACATCCCTTTAACTAAATCGTCTTGATTAATGTTAAAGCCATCTAAAACATCCTTGTTTAAACCTACACTATTCAATGCTTTTTCAGTTAAGTCCCCACCGAACTGAGAGACAACACCACCTACAATATCTCCATCAGCTACAGCAAAAGCCGTGTTTAATCCTTTTATGGATTGTTCGTAAGTAAAGGTGTTATTAAATAAACCTGTACCGGCATCTGCTGGAATTGCTGGGGTTGTTGCTGTAGCCGCAACAGCCTTAACAGGTGCCTCTAATATATTGCTTGCTTTTAAACCGCCCATTATAGCAGAAGCATAATCTCCTAACTTAAGAGTCTCACCAGCAGCCGCTTTGTTTGCTACTTTAGCTACAGCAAAAGCTGGGTTATAGAAACCCATAACTGCTGTGGCAGCAGGCATTAAAACATCATTAAAAAGACCAGCACCACCAGCTCTCGGATCGTATGCGTTAGGGGTGTAAACAATATCGTAAGAGCCGGGAGTACCGCCACCTTTAGGAATGCTCCACGTACCTTTCCCAGCTAAGTTAGGGTATATCTTATTGAGATCAACTCCGGGGCCGGGATTAAAGTAAACTTCGGAGCTATCGTCATGTCCTACTAATCCAGCAGCAGTAGAAGTAGATGAGTTAGGTATTTTTATACGAGCAGGAGAACCCCCCAACCTACGTTGATATTCTTGAATGTAAGGGTCATTCACAGTTCCCCCAACACCAACACCAGTAGCAAGAATGTCCCCTAAACTACGACCTTTCGCTAATTCTGTTTGAATGTGTCTTGCACCAGCAGTTTCATACGACTCTGGTTCAGCAGTACCACTTAAAATACTTTGAAATTCTGGATCATTTTGTCTTGAATAATAAGCAGTCTTTTCTTGTAGGGACGCATCATCCGAAAGAGGTTCTCTAGTAGATGGCCCTGCTGGATTCAATGTTGCCAATGAAGCATTAACTGTATCCATGTAGTTTGTATCTGTAACTACAGGGGTTGCAGCGACTGTTGTAGTAGGCATAGTAACAGCAGTAGAGCTGTCGTAGTTAATACCTCCACCACCAGCAGACATCATATTGTTTTGAGCGTTAATCGCTCTGTTGTTAGCAACTATGGGTGCAATCTTAGAAGTAAAAGCCTGTTGCTGTGCCTGTGTAATGGGTGCAGTGGAGACAGCAGCAGATAACTCTGGAGCAGCTCCAAAAGAACCAGTACCGAATAGACCAGCATCGGGAGCTAAAGATCCAATTACTTGTTGAGTGTTTCTACCGCTATAGTCTGCGGGTTCTCTTCTACTTGTGCCTTTTGGTGGCATTATTTTTGACCCCATTTAGCTAAGGCTTTAACACCAAAAGAAGCAGCTACTGCCGCACCTAAGAACCCTTTGTAGAAATCAGGCATACTGTCTAGTACCATAAAGCCTTCATGGATATAAGGAACCATAGTTGGTATAAAGGCTCCCAGCAAGGGGACGCTAAGTACAAGAGTAAACCATTCATCCTTCCATGAGTTTTGTGAATTCTTTGCTTGTTGTGTTTCCCAATCTGTTGTGTTCTTAATAAGTTCGATGTCTTTTTCATGAGTGGCTTGTTGTTTTGCTTTCTTGTTATCTAACCACGAGGAAGCTAGACCTACAACTCCCGATATGATTTGAGGTAACATAGTTTAAGACTTCTTCTTATTTAAAATATTTTGAACAGTATCTGTTTCCCATATTCTTAAACAAGTCCAGATGATAGTAATTAACGCTGCTAAAGGTGGAAGTACCCCAGCTACAGTTCCTAATGTACCGCCAATAGCCAATACATCTACTACTGCTTTAGTTTCTTCTTGCATAGCTGGGGGTTCCTCTTCAGTTTAAAATAATTACCACGGCAACCCACTGGCATTAACCGGATTTTTCTGCAACTCGATAGACGCATCAAAGCTCGCTTCAAGAGCCTCAACGTCCATAGTCGCCTGAACCCAGCCCAGTACCACTTCTTCGGTCAGGTCATCAAAGGTTACGAAGTCTTCAGAAGATTCATCAGGCGTGAATGAGCATGTGCCGTATGAGCTGGCAGAGTAATCACCGTCAGTCTTTGAAACTCTCCAGTGAGCAATGGTCACGCCGCCATCAGCCACTGTTCTTTCTAGCTGTGCAATAGTCCAGTTCATTTCTGTTTCGCCTTATTGTTCAAGAATGCAAATGTTTCCATGAGCTTGTAAGCCTTAGCCACCCACGCATCGTCTTTGGGCGTGTCGGTGTAGTTGGCAATAACTGATGCAATAGTGACTACAGATGTCGCTATTACATAAAGATTTATAAGATAGTCCATTGGTTATGCTCCTTCTAAGGCTTCGATACGGGCGGTTAGGGCTTCTATTTTATTCATTGCAGATTGCAGGGCGCTTACAAGTCTGGCTTCAGTTTTAGACCAACCGCTAATTGTCAGCTTGCCTGTCTCTAAGTCTTCACTGACACAGCAGGGATAAACCTCTTGCATCTCTTGCGCTATAAACCCTGTTTGATGGCCGCCTCCTTGCGCCTCAATGTAGTCAAACTCTACGGGGCGTAATGCTTTGATATTGTCGTACTGGTCTGAAAGATCAACGATATTTTCTTTTAAGGTGACATCCGACCATGTTCCAAACGCTACCGCACCAGCGCCATTCCCATTAATTTGACCAGAAGCAATGGCTCCGCCATTCATTACAAAACGCACATAATTTTGCGCTGTGCTGGCGTTGTTGTCTTTTTTAATTAAATAGAGAGCAGGACTGCTTAAATCACCCAAAACATCGCTTACAAATTGAACCAAAGGTTGGCTTACCGCTGACCCGACGACCCTTAGTCGGGCGTTTGCTGATTCAGTAGTCCCCACCAACAAATTGCCGCTGGCGTCGATTCGCATATCCTCATTGCCATCAGAGCCAAACCAACGATGGTAGCCGCCAGTTTTGTAGCCTGTGTAACCGTAATACGAGCCGCCAATTAGTTGATATGCTGTGCTAGTGCTGAGGTTCAATATGCCTCTGTTAGAAGAATCAGCAGTAATTGATAAACCAGTTGTAGTATTGGTGCTGACACCGCCTGATAGGTAGAGGTCTTTGAAGCGGTTAGATGATGTCCCTAAATCAGTAATTCCATTATGGACACCGCCTAACCTATTTGTCGGTTCAATTGAAGTACCAAAATTTAATCCTGAACCATTACCAGCACCACTATTATTTCCTGCAATATAAGTGTAACTACTGTTAGTACCAATACTCCCCACTGATACGCCGTCTTTGCGAATTCTTAGGATTTCACCGTCCGAATTAAGCCTATTGAGGTTTAAGGGCGGGTTGCTAGACCTTGTGGAAAATGTAGCAGAATCGCCACTGCCTGAGTAATGTGTAAAACCTTTTGTCGCACCATCATCAAAAGCAGTCTTACCCACCAACAAATTGCCGCTGGCGTCAAGCGTCATCTTAGTTGCAACCGTGCCAGACAATCTCGTTTGAAAGGACATTTGAGAGTTAGAAGCAGTAGCGTCTAATGTGTTTTTAATGCCTCCCAAAATGTCACCCTGTCTAGCAAACGCTATACCGCCACCTCTACCTGCTGATGCTGTTTGATCTTCACTTATTACAACTTCGTATCTTGCATCTCCAGTGGCAGTGGGTATCCCATCAACAGTCAACCCATCAGCCGTGACAGTGCCACTAAAAGTAGCCGCTCCTGATGTAAGAGTGGATGGATTAGTACCCAACTCTACGATAGCGCCACCGCTATCCTCTGTAAACAGACGCTTGTCCGTTACGTTTACAGCTAACTCTCCTTGTACCAAATCACCAGCAGTAGGTATAGCTGTAGCTGTTGAACTGTTCTTTGTAATTATCTTAGTAGCCATTAATATATCCCACCGTTTAGTGTTCCTGTAGTCATGTTATCTGCATTCAAAGTTGAAGAAGCTGTTAGCTTAGTAGCGAGTGAGTTAGTTACAGTAGTTGAGAAGTTAGCGTCATCACCCAAAGCAGCCGCTAATTCATTTAGAGTATCTAGTGTAGCTGGTGCTGAATCAACTAGATTAGCAATAGCTGTGCTTACTTCAGTAGCTACGTTAGCTGCGCTAGTTGCTGCTTCTGATGCGCTTGTAGCTGCTGCTGTCGCACTAGCTGCTGCATTTGTTTCTGAAGAAAGTGCATTAGCTGCACTAGAGGCTGCATTAGTTTCGCTAGTAGCTGCATTCGTTTCGCTAGTGGCTGCGTTAGCCTCACTTAAAGCTGCGTTAGTCTCTGAAGTAGATGCCGCTGTAGCTGAAGTAGAAGCAGAAGAAGCACTAGCCGCAGCATTAGTTTCTGAAGTAGCCGCAGAACTAGCCGAGTTACTTGCATTAGTCTCTGAGGTAGCTGCTGCTGTAGAGCTTAAAGAAGCATTTGTTTCTGAAGTGCTCGCAGAAGCAGCAGAAGCAGAAGCATTGTTTTCTGAAATTAAAGCAGCAGCCGCACTAGAAGCTGCGTTAGTTGCTTGAGTAGTTGCTGTTGTAGCACTAGAAGCTGCGTTAGTTTCGCTAGTGGCTGCGTTAGTCTCTGAAGTAGAAGCGGCAGAAGCACTGGCTATTGCGTTAGTTTCTGATGTGGAGGCAGCAGAAGCACTAGCTGTTGCTGATGTGGCACTAGCTGTTGCTGAAGAAGCGTTAGCTGCTGTAGTTACTACGTCAGCAGAAGTACTGATAACGTCATTAGCTGTAGATGCAGCGTCTGCTGCGGTTAGTACTACATTGGCTGCTGTAGTTATTACATCAGCGGCTGTAGAGGCTGCATCTGCATTTGTAGTTACGACATCCGCTGCTGTAGAAACAGCGTCTGCATTTGTTAGTGCTTCGTCAGCCGCTGCGCTAGATGCACTAGCTGCTGCTGCGATAGCTGAGGCATTAGCCTCTGTTGCTCTAAGTGTTGCTAGTTGGGCTTGTTCCGCTACATAGCTCGCATAAGCGTCTGTACTTGCATCCCCAGCGCCACCTGCTCCTCTGTATAACGGCATAGTACCCTTCCCTTTTAATAAGTATTAGAAAAGTAAAAGGGGGCCATTGCTGACCCCCAGATACAAAGGGTTATTAACCGTTTACTGCGAGTACGAAACCAGCTTCTGGACGTACTACCTTAGTGCCGTACAACATATCAGCAGTATACAGAGTACCGAGGAACTCTTGCTTGTACTGAGTCTGTGAACGAACACCCATTTGCTCCGCAAGGACTGAAGCGTCTTTGTGGATGAACTGAGCACCGCGAACGATACCACCAGCAGCATTCTCAGCGGCTGTTTCGAGGATAGGGCAGTTGCTGGTGACGTAGATATCAACACCATACAAGTTACCCAGCTTACCGTTAACTACAGAACGACCTTCTACGAAGTCAGAAGACACGTAGCGGTTGATGCCCATAATAGCGTTACGGAGTGCAGGAGGAATGACGAAAGAACGGTTATCCATAGGGACATCGTTGTCGTCCATGAGCTGGATCAGCTTACGGAAACATTCGTCAGTAAAGACATCAGCAGTTGCTACGGTGTCTACAGCATAAGCCGTAAGGCCAGTAGATGCATCACAGTAGTAAGTAGCTGTGTTAGTCCAATCAGAACCATCACCGTCACCAAAGGATTTACCCAGAGCAAACAGATCATCGTCTACTTGTTTAGCCAAACCATAACCAGCATCGCCGGTGTAGAATTGACGCAAAGAGGACAGAGCCTGAGTTTCTGTGATGTCTTCGATGATACGTGAATACTCGTAGTGCTTGTCGATGGTAACAACGACTTCACTCTCTACAGCATTCTGTACGGTTACTGCTTGATTTTCTACCTTAGCACTTGCTGCACCACGGGTAGGGGCTGGGATATGGATAGTATCGCCTTTCTTACCCTTCATCGACATCTTTTTGATGAGTGGAGCTAAGACTAGATTCTTTTGATAAGCAGCAATGATCTCATCACTCCAAATCTCTGGAATGAAAGTTGCTGCGCTTGTGTTGTCTACAAACCCGCCAGTTGCGGGAAATGTTGAAGTAGCCATAATATAGTTCTCTTAATAATAGTTTAGGATTTTACCCTTCCCTCAGAGTACGCCTTCATGATTTCATCTGAAAGCGACGCATATCGTTCTGGGTCAGTTCTCATAAGTTTAATAATGTCTGCTCGTCGATATACTTTTCTAGAAGAGGCTTCAGTACTACCGCTTGCACTGCCAGTAGATGCTTGTCTTACAGCCTTACTTCTAGTTTGTTTCTCAGCAGTTACAGCTTGACTGACTATGCCTTGACGTTCCTTCCAGTTAGTGAAGAGTTCGTCGGCAGCTTCGTAGTCGTACTGCTTATCTGCTTGATAAAATAACTGAGTCCTGATCTTAGAGCCTTGAACCCACTCACCGAACGATGGCGTAGATAGGATATCTGCCATATCTGGGTGTTTCTGCTGTAAAGTTTGTAGAGCGTTGTTCTTTCTTATTTGAGTGTGGAACTGCTCTGCTTGCTTTACTTTAGGGTGGTTATCAATAGCTCTTTGTACTGCCTTCTCAGGATCAGAGAAAAAGTCTATCTCGTCTTCAGTCTCTTCTTGCTGTGTATGATTATTAGCTTGCGCTGGCGTGAGTTGAGTCTGGATGTATTGGTCAACAACTTTTCGTAAGTCTCCAACTTCAGCACTCTGTCGGCCTAAGAGCTTCTCAGCTTCTTGATGCATCCGTACAATATCCTGTACAGACTTTCCTGCGTACTTATCTGGAATACCTTCTTCTTCTTGAATAGGTTCCTCAGTAAACTGAGCCTGTTCTTGATCGTTGTCTTCTTGATCATCTAAACTGTCATCGTCAACAAATGTAGCTGCCATCATTAAACTCCGTACCGTATCGTATTATGGAGGACTATAGTATGGAAGGTCTCAACTAAGAGTTTGTCTTCCTTTCGTGTTTGATCTGTTTCTCCCTGTTCTTAGCCCACTTCATCGTAGCTCCGGGGAAATCCCCTGAGATAGGATCTAGCTTTGTACGAACAGGTGAAATGATCCGTTGTGCTGTTTTAGCACATAAACCGCAAGGATGTTCAGTTACGTCTGAAGAAACAAAACCCTCAGTAACGTGATTGTCTGAACATTGAAAGTCATAGATTAAGCGCATTATGCTTCTTCTGTGTTTTCAGCTTCTTCTTGCTGTTGTCTTAGAGTCTCTAATTGATTCTCTAGATTTAGTAGGTTAGCCAGTATCGTTAACTGTCCCTTCCGATGGAAGAGTTCATCGTTATCTTTTACTGATTCTACTGAGTTGATGTGATTTGCGTTAGCCGTTAAGTCCTTAATCAAATAATCCCAACCCTCAGAAAGAAACAAATCTTTCATTGAGTTGTAGTATTTATCGAACTCTAGTGCTTGAGCATCTTGTTGCATCTGTTTCTCCGAAAGGACAGGGGTTAATGTAATATGTGTACTACAAGTATATTATAACATATTTAAGGAACAAAATCAAGTTTTTTTATTCTTTTTTGCAGCTTCCATTTCCTCCCTAAGTGCAGTTACTTCCTTGTTGATAGCTGCAAAGGCTTTGTTGAT